GCCGTGGTGTAGAGACGGGTCAGCCCTGCCTGGAAATTGCCAGCCGCTTTGGCTGCATCGACGCCTAGCTTCACCGCAATGGCCGCCGCAGCCACACCCACCGCTACCCCAACGGCCTGCAGTTCAGCACGGGCCGCAGCAGCCCCCACGATTTTAACCTCTGCTACTAGCTCTGCTGCACTGATTGCCATGTCGGGCTACTTTCTCTTATTGATGATTTCCTGCGCTTGTGCCTCAGCCTGCATAGCTTTGAGGGCCTTATCCGACCAATAGATCGAGTGTTCTAGCAAGTCCCACGGGGCCACAGAGAGATAGTTAGCTGCCTTGATGGCTGCGTACCAATCAGGACATGCCCCCATCAGTCCATCAGTTGCCAAGTAGCGCCTCAGTGCTGTGAGTTCTCTGTCTGGCTCATCTGAGGCGCGAAGGCTTCCGGGCGGATATCACCCAAAATGCCGCTGGTCACTTGCAGTCTGAAGGCAATGGGCAGTTCTGAGAAACGAGTCGCATCAATCGGAAACATCACGGTCTGTTCTGCATCGTCAAAGACATCCCAACTTTTGATAAGGCTTGCCAATGTCTCATTGAAGAGGTGTAATTCCGAGACAATAGCGTCTGGTGAGACGCCTGCAAAGCCTGACATGCGGGAGATCACGTTCTCGGTAACACGCCCTGGGTAGTAGACCAGAGTCACGGTATCCTCCCCCAGAGAGCCACCTGAGAGTGTAACTGACGCGGTATTCGAGGCAATTTTCGCGAGTGTTATGGGCATGTAAACTGTCCTTCCTACAAGGCCGTAATCAAATTCGTGACTGTGGCGGTTTGCGCTTTGCCCCAGGTGGCGTCTTCACACACAGTCAATTCATACTCAAGAGCAAATACCCCCTCCGAGTCGGTAAATTCACCCACATTGGTGACTTTCACCGCTATGTCATGCTTGAACTCATTGTAAATGCTCCCAGGCCCATCGGCTGCGATAGCTACGCTCCCCAGGGCATCAATGCGCAAAAATTGGGTGGCGCTACTCTGCAAGAGGGCCAGCAAACTCATGCCCTGTGCATCAGCCTCGAGCAAGAGTTTGAGCGAGCATTTGGGGTCAAGATCGACGTGTGCCGAAAAGCCTACGGTTGCGCGGTTGATGAACCAGGCAGGGCCATAGATGCTCTCCATGCTGTATTCGCATGACAAGACTTTGAGCAGTTGCGTGGTACCCAGCCCTGCTGAGGTGGCGTCCAAATACACGTTGAACATCTTTCCCACCATTGGGGAGAGTGCCACAGCAGTGGGCGAGCCGGTCATGGTGATACCGTCTTGCAGGGGTTGCGCTAGGAGGTCACCTGAAACAGCGGCCAAATCCTTGCGATCAAACTTATAGGAGAACTTGGGGAGCAGGACATAATTGCTCTTGCGGGCTCGGATCGCGTCCCCTTGCTCTATGGTATAGGTTTGTGGTTGTACCGAGCCGGTCACCGGAGGTGTGCCTGTCCAGTCCTTGGCAGTGGTGGAGGCTAAGTGTGCCACTGGGGTTTGCAGACCCCATGCACCCGATAAGATATAGGGTAGATCGTTGAAGTCGAGGGCCCCATCAAAAGCGCCGCCGACCCACTCCATATTCTCTTCAGCCACGCTTAGGTACTTGCGGCCCGTTGGCTTGAAGGTTTTGACATCGGATTTCACGCCCAGCTTAAAATGCAAATTCTCAAGGAGTTTTGTTGCTGCTACCCCAGTGCCAGGGGTTGCCTCGATGCCCAGTTGCACACGTTGATTTATTGCTTGAACTTCCGCTGTCCAGACCATGACGTTCTCTCCTTTACATTGCCTGTATGCCCATTCTGTACATGCCCCCGATTGCTGCCCACGCTACCCCTTGCACTGGTGGCAATCCGCGCAACACGGGCGACTCACGGTAACAATAGCCGATATTGCCGCCCGTCACAGTCCCATTCGTGCGTTTCAAAAGATCATCTATCCGCGCCGCAGCCGCTGCCAACTGGGTACTCATACTCGCGGGTCCGAGCGCACGCACCTGATACAACGCAGAGGACATCAGGCGTACTTTGTTGGCAGTCAGTACATCGGCTCCCGCTTGCAAGTTGAGTACGATAAAAGGAGGCACGGCCTGATCGGGTGCCACGTCGCGAAAAACTCCTGTGACGATCGCCATCAGTGTGCTGTCCCCTGTCAGGGTGGCGTAGAGAAATTCGACCCCTGCAACGGCTTCCATGACGCTCATCAGATCAACCCCTTAATGCGATCCTCGATCTGTATCCTGTCCCCAAACTGTACTTTGGCTATCTCAAGAGCGGGATACCAGGCAGGCTGTGCAGCCATGAAACGAGTACCAAGCTCGACAAATTCTGCATAGTTTGCTGCTACCGCTGCATAGGCAGTCAACTCGTCGGGTGGATCATTGACTTCAGGCAAAAGGTAGGAGTCCCCTGGTGGCGGCACGCTCGTCTGTCCCCAAGTACTCTCTCCTATAGCCACAACATAGCCAGAGGACGCCATAAAACCCGTGTCCGTGGGCGCAAGGAGAGCATAATCATCGACGATGGAATGTGCCACTTCCTTGACAAGCGCTGCCTCTATCGTATGCATGGCCTCGGCAATCTTGGCAAACTTGTTGAAAGAGCTGAGTAGTCCCATCATTTCACCTCCGTTGCGGTGCAGGCGGTCACCACGCTATAGGTGGTTGGACTTTTCACTGCCTGGACTGTCAGCGTGTGCCCACTAATAGCGAGGCGGTTTCCTTCCGCTACAGCTTGCCCGAAAGGCAGGAGCACCGTCCAGATCGCAATCACCCCAATGCGCTCATCAATGGTTTGCAGTTGCCCCGCTTGTGGGCCAATCAGGGCACTTTTCACCGTTGCTACCGTTGACCAGGTGTCTGTCCAACTGCCCATGCTGTCAAGCGTTTTTGTATTACGGCTAATGACACAATCGTCTGTCAAGAGCGTGGCTGCATACGCCTGAAAGCTCGCGAGTTCGGTCGGTGTGAGAAGTGCACTCATGCTGATACCCACTTCCCGTCTCGTATAAAACCATGATGCCCACAGCCACACAGGAGTGATGGTGAAAGTGTCAGCGGTTCTTTCGATTCGAGTGTCCAGAGCGGTCCCTTTTCACCCTTCCATTGCAAACCCCCTACACACCACCCAGGAGTAGCGCTCTCCTGTACAACCGCTACCCGATGCCAGAGTAAGCCCCCGCTCGGTTCGCTCTCGCCTGATCGGTATGTCCAGGTCACTGCATGGTCATCATCTAGCCAGATCGTCTGGCTCTCTTTGGCCCAATCGGGTAAGACTCGCTCGCTCATTTTGTTATCGCCCACATGACTAGGGCAAACACACTACAGAGAAACAACAGCGTGAGCAAAGGTGGCACCCAGAACAGCATTCGCCAGACCACCTCGCGGGAATACATCTCTCTTTGGAGAGGGAGCTCCCACAACACGCGCAGCCATGCGCGTACTCTGTTCATATACCAAACTCCGTGGGACTTGGCTCTAGGAAGTCAAGCGTGAAGCGACCTGCCACGATGTTCTCCACGGGTCCCACACCAAGCTGAATGCAACGCCTCTCTGCCATGTCTAAGAGTGCCTTGACGCTGGCAAAGGTTTGTTGTCGCTTGGCGGAAAGCGCCCCCTGTACAGTTGTGTCCACGCGCAAGGAAAAGAACTTTGCATACCTCTTGAGTGCGAAGTAGTCCAGGAGTGCGATGTAGGGCACTACCTGGACTTGCAACACATCAGCCGATGCCAGGTCGCTTTCAGCGTAGCCCAACTGCCGCAAGCTTTGATCTATCGCCACACTGTAGGCAAAGGCAAGCGTGCCCGATGCCCACCCTGTCTCTAGCGCCAAATCTGCGAATTCCTCAGTGAGATAGGCAGTTGCCGTTGGTCTATCCACAGCTTAGCCTTTCAGTTCATCTTGCCAGTTCTGAGGCAGGGAGCCAACCCACCCAAAACGCTTTGCCTTGCGGATGATGCAGGCTTTGATTTCCCCCCGTTCGGTATCGTCAGCAGCACGGCCCAGGCTTGAGACAGCGGGATCAATGTCAGCGCGGGAAAGTACGGGAAACGAGCGGTCGCGTCCGCAAAAAGCAGAGGCAGGCAGGGCGTCACGCTGTTTTGTGGTGAGATCACCGGCACTCATACCCGCTCCTTATTTGCTGAACGGCATCGGTACACTGCCCACACTAGAGCTGGTCATACCCACTCCGCTATCATTGCCTGACCTGCCTGCCTTTGGCGCCTGTGCCACATTGGTAACAGGGGAAGTGGGCAGACTATTGCCACCCTTGCCAGCCCCTGTAAAGGGCAGTGGCGCAGGGTTGGCTGTGTGCTTCACCGAGGCTGGGCTGTTTTTGTGTAATGCGCCTCCAAGGGACTTCAGAATGCCTGGTTGGACTGATCGTGTCGCCATGTTACGCCTCCGCTGCTAGTTCTTCTGGTGTGAGTAGCGTCCCATCTTCATGGATACGCTTGCCCTCACTATTGACTAACTTCCCCGCTACCAGAAATGCACCGCCTGGGATGGTCTCATCGGGCTTGGGTGCCGACTCTGGCGCGGATTGGGTCTCTTCTTTCTTGGTTGCCATAGGACTGCTCCTTTAGGAATTGTCTTCTGGTCACGCAAGTTTGACCAGAAGACAATTCACACGGTTCTCGACTACAGCGCACTTGTTGCAGGTGCTGCATACGTGGTGTTATCACATTTCAGCACGGCCCCAGCGACTCAGTTCCACACGCCAAACCCGAACTCACGCCCATAGGACCTGGCACGTAGGGGAAAAATTTCGTTGTCAAAGAGTAATTCTAATTGTCCCCCGCCTGCATTGCGCGTCCTCATCGCCAGCGCCTTCTGTGGTGAACCCACCAGCACCGCCACTGCATAGTTGGCAGGTATCCAGGGCTTGATCCAACACTCAGCCGCGCCTAACACCCCGATGGCTCGGTTGGTGATATTCATCACGTCAAGGTCCCCCATTGCATTCGTTTGGTTGACGCTTGGTATCAAACGGGGATCATAGTAAGGGCTAAAGTTGGTAGCGGCCCTGACATTGGCCTCCTGGGCCGCATTGAACAGCATCTGGACACCGCCGGTTAGGAAATGCTCGATCACGGTACCCTCAAGGGCAAGCAGATCGGTATTGATCTGGGCCGCTGTGGCCCCCGACCAGGCAGCAGTGGCCCCCAGATAGTGCGTGTGCGTGGCTGCATTGAAGGTCGTGCCGTCCGGCGCTATTGGAATAGCCGCGCTATCAGCGTTCACCAGGGCTTTGAGTGTCAGGGAGACGTGATCCACGCGCCGGTCCTCAAAGGTGCTGTTGGTTGGGGTGAACAGCGACAGTTTCAACTGCTTGTGCATGTTCTTAATGTCGGCGTCCATCATGGCCGTGACTTGTGCTGCAAGCTCTGCCCCAGTCGCATTCTGGAAAAACAAGCGTGTCCACTGCAGGGACCCGCCGAAGAATTTGAGGGGGAAGCCAAGCGTGGCCCCAGCATTGATCTTTTGTGCGCCCGCTACACCGAACTCGTCGAGTTCCTCCATTTGCATGGTGTCGGGTCCGCCATATCGTCGCAGTCTATCGGTCGTTGTCTCGACGAAACCCGCAAGGGACTCCTGCAAGAGTTGATTATGCGCGGCAAGGGCAGCCTCAATACTTTCAAAGGCCACATCCTCACCAATATCGGCAATGACACCGCTAGCGGCTCTGAGAGAGGCTAGGGTATCAAGGGTAGTTAATGTCCCGTATGGCATTGTAGTTTCCTACCCTTTCTCTAGTACGAACTTCGTGTGAAGAATACGCGGGTCGCGTCAATGGCAAAGCCGATCTCGCCAGTGCCACCAGTACTGGCCGCGTCTGCAATGCCGCCCACCACGGTGCCACTCAAAAAGTACGAGGCGCCCGGCGTGAGCGATGCGCCGTACTGCAACACCACATGGTACATCAGCGTAATCGGCTCGCCCGTATTGGCCTTGGTGACTGCTACACCGCGCACCTTGGCAGCGGCAGCGACCGCCGCGCCGGTGGAGCGCCACACCAGGCCGTCTGATTTGACGTAGCACAGGTCTCCCGCCGCAATATTTTCTCCCGCGAGAAGGGTGGGATGTTTACATGCCCCTGGGTCTGGTCCTAATGTATAGAGGGAAGGGGTTCCGCTCTTCGATATCTCAGCAATAATACACCTCCAAACCAGCCCCCAGGCTCATCTGGAGGCACGACTCAGATGCCGTAGGTACGGCTCTTTTGTAATTCTTTTCGATTGGCCGCAATCATCTCATCACGGCTCTTTTGTCCTGTCGCAGGCGCTGGATTGGGCCGGTTGCCTGGAAGTTGACTCCGCGCCTGCGCCCCGAGTTCGCTCACAATGGCCGAGGCTCGCGTTTTCCAGGCTAAGCGTTCCTCGATGGGTGCATCTTTCCCTGGGTCAAGTGCCCGAACAGATGCTGGCCAGTCTTTGGTCTCTGCCTTGATCTGTTCGGAGACCAGTTCGGACAGGGCACTGTAGCGTGTGGCGATAGGCTCCAGTTCTTTGACACGGGATTCATGCTTCTCAGCTAGTTGCTTAAACTCGCCTTGTTCCTTCAGTCTCGCTTGAGTCGCCGTCTCCTCAGTCTTGAGTTTGGCGTCGAGTGCCTCACGCGATTCCTTGGCCTCACGGCGTAGTCCACGCACTAAATCCTGAATATCCTGTGGTAACTCATCAAGTGGTGTCCGTCCGCTTGGCGTCTGCCTTGGCGGCGTTGGGGGCGTCTGCCCTGGGGGGTCTCCAGCAGGGGGCGTCTGCCCTCCAAGCTGAGGATTGTTGTCGTTAGGCATAGTATACCTGCTTTCTCTTGAGAATGTCAACTATTGTCATATTTGCGAGCGCAAAAAAAGAGAGCGTTACGCTGTTGTCTTTTGTGGTCTCCAGTTCTTTCCGCCGTAACGCTCTCTGGTCTGGTGAATGCTCTTCACCAAGTCAGCAATGGCCCCTGGAACAGTTGAGGCAGAGCTGCCTGTAGACATGATGGCATCTTCACCACAGTCCCATTCACTCTCCCCCTTGCCAGGGATGGGCACACCGCCAGGGATATCAATATCGAAGCCATGTCGCACACGAGGATAGGGCCAGCGTGGGCGTTTCCACGTCTGTACCATCGGCTTCACCTCTGCAATGTAGGTACTCTCTGGCATCTCGAAGGATACTTCCTGTTTGTCTCCATACTCACAGGTGTACTCATTTCTCCCCAAGAAAAAATCAGGGATATCGAAGCATCCCTGTCGCCATTTGGGGGTAGTCGAGTGCCATTCATACTCAGGCGTCCAGATATTCCACCAGAGCGCCCAACTGTGGATAGAAAGTCTGATTTCCTTGCCGTGGTAACTCTTGGCCACTTTCCACCTGTTGAGCCATGCCCACTGTTCAAACTTGAAATAGAGGGCAACGAACCAGAGAGCGATACTGAAACGCACTTGATTTTCGTCTCCGCCAACAATGACATAGAGGTGAAACAAGCGTGAAGGAAGACGCCACTCGATACCAAACACACCGCGAGGGCGGTGATAGAGCCATGCCCGCCCGTGTATCCCTTTCTGTTTCTTGCCTCTCAGATTTTGCCAGTGCCAGAAAAACCCCCTTCGCTGGCGCTCTTCCAATGCACTCATTTCCTTCGAGAGCCGAACCATTTCTTCAGCATCGAAGGGTTTCCCTTCTTCCGATTCGTCCATAGGTTTCACTCACCTCCCTATCTTGGCATTGTGTTGTTTCACCATCCTCACGGCACCGCTGTTCTTCATATGTTGCCTCATCGGGCCTTTCACCGTCGTGGTGACGCCTTCACTCACCTTTTTCGGAGGCGGTGCACCCGTGTTCATCTTGATCTGGACCTTGAAGGCTTTGTTGTCTTGGGGTTGATTGGCCATTCCTCATTCCTTCTTTCGATGATGTAAAATCCCAATGCAGAGAGCTTTCCCTTCCGCTCTATCCCCATACGTATTTTTTCTCCAGGGTGAGAGGTGTAGCGCTCGTCCGCGCCATGTGGCACCTTCACGAGTTCGACCGCCACATGGGTCTACGATTGGCGCTCCAAGCGCCTGATTTACAAGCGTAAAGATGACATTCCCCAGTATCAGCGCTCTTACCATGAGACCTCCTTACTTCCCGACCGATTCCTTCAGTTTCCTTCCCTCATCGCTTTCCCAGTATGCTTTCCAGATCGGGTCATCAGGATTGAAATATGCCTCATAGATAGCATAGAGCAATTCATGCATCCTGCGTACTGAAGCTCCGCTATGTCCTTGTGTAGCAATAAACTCGACTACCTGCTCTGTGCATTTCCCTAGCCATCCATCATAGTCGCTGTCTTTATCGAATAATCCATGCTGTTCTAACCAGGCATGTGCAAATTCTCTAGAGTTCAATTATTTCCCTTTTTTGGGTTGCGGTCGCTTTTGCTGCATCGGTTGCTTGGGTTTGGGTTTGCCTGCCTGTGGATTATTTTGCTTCAATCGTTGATCCTTGGGAGTGCCTTTTGAGGGAGTGCCACCCATCGTGTCACCTGCTTTCCTTTTGTAGAACCCGAATGGCTCTTTGTGTTTCTTTTTCTTCACAGTTGATCTCAGTTTCCCCTACTTCGCATCACAGCCTCTATAGTCTCTTGCTCACGCTTGATCTGTTTGCGGGTCTCTAGCCACAGCTTCATGATCTGATTGACAGATTCCTCGTTCAGGATAGTTGAGAGGACAATCCCCGGTGCGAGCACAATCGCAATCGTCACCCCTTGGGGAGTGACTTGCACATTCGTTTGTGGGAAGGCGGGTTGCTGTTGTGGTAATTCGTTCATGACTTGCCCACTTTCTCGAAAAAGCCACAATACTTCCGTCGCAAGTAGTAGGGCCGCATGACCTTCCAGAGCCTCTTGACGATGGGTATCATATCCGCAAGCCAACTATCACGCCACTGCTCAAAGGCCGTGACGAACTGTGCTGCTTCTGCCATGCGCTTCTCGTGCGCCACAAGCTGCGCAGGGGTATAACTCATCACTGCCTCATCCTTTCCCCTGCCATTTCACAGCGCGTACACATACACACTTCCCTGAGTGGCCCAAGAAACGGTTTGTTGCATCGTGGACAACGCTGTTCTGTAGAGTTGACGACAGATTTGAGAAGCCGCAACTTTTGTCGCCGTGGGCTGTACGCTGTCTTGGTGAGCTTGAACATGTCACGGTCCCCGCCAGGAATGCCGTAGAACTGGTACTTCTTGGCGACTTTGGCGACGACCGACATACCCACAGCAATGCTCTTATGGAGGTGCTCTTGTTGCAAGTGGGCAATCTTGGCGAGTGCCTCCATGCCACTCGCGAGCGGGTTGTCTAGAACAGTTTCAATCATACAGGATAATTCTCCTCATCTTCAAAGTAAGTAAAGTCCTCATCATCCTGATCGTCCAGGCTTCCCCAACCGCAATTAGGGCATTCCCCAAAGTAGCCAAGCAGTTCTCCGCACTCTTCACAGAAGTCGGTATCCATGTACCACTGCAACTCAACAGGTGGCTCTCCTGTGCGTGGCTCGCTCATCCTTGCCCTGGAGGCTTTGCTCCATTAGACGCCGCCCCAAACGGCTCTGGTGCCCCTGTCGGCGGTTGAGTACCAGCGGGCAAGGCAGGGGCTGCTGAGACCGCGACTTGTGCCACTTGTGCCTTGGCGGTGATGATCTGCTGGATCACATCCTCAGTCCATCCAGCTTCACGGAGGACAAACTCAGCAGGGACACCCGATTGCGCCGCGTACCACACGCCTTTCCACATCAATTCATTCTCAAGACCGATTTCGGACCTTGTCGGAACAAGCAGCGGCCTGGGCATGATTGACATGTCGAGGTCCCCACGTTCATAACTCTCTAGATCAAAGGGTGTGAACTTTTGCTGTTGCCGATTAAGGGTCCCCCATGCGCCGCTATTGGCACGGAAACCAGCGATGGCGACCGCCATTTGAAATAATTTGATATTGGCCTGGTCATACGATGCCGCCGCTTCGGCAAATCTCGATGCTACATCCCCCACCAGCCGACTCGCTGCAGGGCCTGTCACCTGGCTCATGCCCCTGAGTTCCTTGTAGAAGACAAGTTCAGGGTGATCTTGCTCAATTTCGCCGGTCAACTCGTGAATGTAACCTAGCGCATCGGCAAGGTTCAAGTTCCCTGCCAGGCTACTCACACGCGAGTCAGCAGGGCCTTTGAGCATCAGCACGCTCTCCTGATCAGATGCAGGCGAGAGAGTGTCGATACTCGGGCCGCGCTTCTGCGCTTGGCTGATGTTGGTGATGGCGCCACTTGAGGCAATGAGGAGCGGTGCGCCAATCACTTTGTGCACCTGGTCATGGGCATGAGAGGCCAGGTTATTGAGTTCGTCAATCTTGCCCAAACTTCCTGCAATGGCAGGGGAGCCGTGGTGACCGCCCACATCAGTATGCTTGATCCACACAGCCGGTACAAAGCCGTAGGGGTTCTCCACCACACTGCCACTGCCATAATCCCACGGCTCGTCATTGCGGAAATAGCGGAATGCCTCACTATCGACAGTCTTGGAATACATGTAGCCGCCTGTCTCGTCTAGGGCCTGGTACCTGAGTGTGTAACTCTTGACATTGCCAGCGCTGTCCAGTTCCAGGGCCACCACAAACCCTGGCCAGATGATCTCAGCGGAGACTTGACCATGTTCTAGATCATCTATCAGTTCAATCAATACATCACCTAGCGCCGCGCCGTAGCGCACCTGGACACTCTTTCTGGATTGCCAGTTGCTCCACTGCCAGAACTGAGCAATGGCATTCTTGAGGACTTTGGGCGTGTCTTTGGAAAAGGGCACTGCCAACTGTACCCCGTCGGGGAGCGCCTCTGCATCTTCACTGAGGACGCCTGGGTAGACTTGCCCCGCGTAGAAATCGACCAGGCGACGGGTCGGGTTATAGACCAGCCTGATGTTTCTGTACAAATTGTAATTGCTCTTGTACATCTGCCAGCCACCGGCATAGATGCTCCAGTTCCAGGCATTGACACCGGCGAGCTTTTCGAACATGCTCCCGTTGTAGTAGGCCCACAGCAGGTTGTACCTGGCCTGCTGATTAATGTAGAGCGCCTGATTGTGTGATTGTGCCGGTTCCTCAAAAACGCGCCGAGCAGCGGTATACGCAGCGATGCCGGCCTGGATAAATGTGTCCAAAATACCCATCTCCTAATACCCTCTATAGCTACTCAGGGCGTCTCTTGTTTGGGCGTCCAACGCTTCAAGGTCCTCTCCGCCGTCGGCGTACATGGCCATGTAGCGGTTGCAGTCCATTCCGTGATTGTCTTTATCCTTGGGCAACTCCCCTTTTTTGCGCCCGTCTGACTCATCCCACTCGTAACTTTCGTACTCGCTTTCTGTACACAGGGGGAGTTTCTTCTGTTCAAGCATCGGGTCAATGCTCACCAGACTATCGCGCAAATAGTACATGCCAGGTTTGCCTCGCCGGTCAGGGCGTAAGCGTTTCTTCACGGTTTGAATGCCTACACTGATAGCCTTCTTGGCTGCTATGGTTCCCATCCCGCTATGCCGCTCAAAAGTGGCCCGATCCTCTGCGTCATGGTCACAAATCACCGCAACGGGGCGCGGTTCGCCAGCGGTGATGCCTGTGATTTGCCGTGCCAAGTCCTCGACAATCTGTCCAGTCACATAGATTTCGCGGTAGCGGTAGAGTGCGCCGTCATGATCTTGTGCCCACGCCTGCCAGACAAAGGGATTGCGGAAACCCCAGTCAATCACCCAGTAGCGCGGCCACATGGGGGGTATCTCAAAGCGGTCAATGATATGGATACTTGGATCCCACTCCTCATATACAGCTCCCTCGGCGGAGGCCCACAACCCCAGTCGGTAGCGTTTGTGCCACACGCCCGAAAGCGCGTCCAGGGCTGCCATATCTTCCGGAGTCACCGCCGGGTTATCCGCGTGGCGAGAGTAGAGCATCAGGGTTTGCCCCCGGTCACACCGTGCCTTTAACCAGTGATTGGCCCGGCCTAGGTTGCAATCGCCCAAGAGTTGCTGGTAGGGCATATGATGCCAACGCATACGGATAGAGAGCGCCTGCCAATCGTCTTCTCTGAGTTCGGTCGCCTCCTGGGGGTAGATAAAGTCCCACTCGCTACTCATCACTTTTTGCGGGTCATCAAGCCCTGCCACGGCAATGATAGAGCCGTTGGGGTATTCATACTGCATATCCTGGGTATTGAAGTGGATCAGAGTGTCTAGCCAACCCTGGGGCAGCACTTTCTTTTCATAGGTGACCATGCCCGTCTGCCTGAGCGACT